CCAAGAAAACATGAAAAAATGGAAATTTACTATAAAATTGGTCTAGATTGGGTTGACTTTGACGTCGGTACACTCCAAATTAAACCATTGCATCCACAAAATGCTGTATTTAGCGATAATACTCTTCATTTAGCAAACCAGATGGAAGTTGGGAAAGATGACATTTTTGTTATACCAGAAGGATTCCCCAATATTATGAAATTAATGAAAAATCATCCATGTAAAAAGATCGTTTTCGCCCAAGGTGCTAGTTATATTTGGCGAACCCTTGCTTTAAATGAATCGTGGTCTGACTTTGGGATTAAGGATGCAATTACTATCAGTCAAGAAATTACTAAGAATATTAATTTAACCATGCCAAAAATCAAAACCTATAACTACTACTACTCTATCAACCGGTCTCTCTTTCATTTACCTAATCCAAAATTAGATAGCAAACGTGATCCCCTAATTGTGTATATGATTAATCGCGGACAACCTCAAGAAATGGCTGCTAATAGTATCATTAAGATATTTCGTCTGGCTTATCCAAAGTGGAGTCATTATCAATTCGAAAGGTTACAAGGACTTTCTCGTACTGAATTTGCTAAAAAATTACAAAAGGCTCGTTTTGCTTTACAACTTGACGACTATGTTGGCTTACCAACTTTTCCCTTAGAGGCAATGGCATGTGGAACTCATCCAATTGGGTGGCCAGGAATTGGTGGTCAGGAACATGTACAAGAGAGAAGTGGTCATTGGAGTCCACAACATTCTTTGATTGGCACAGCAGAAATTCTAAATCAAGCAATAGAAGATTATGAAAATGATAAATTAGATTACCGAAATGAAGTTTATGAAAAGATTTTATCGAGATTCACTGACGAGGAAGAAGAAAAAAATGTCGTGGAAATCTATGAAAAACTATGTTAATTTAAAGCGAATTTACTTACTAGAATCTATATAACTTTATATATTCTGATGAGCAAAAAAGAAGAAATCTTTCTGATTCATGGCAGTGCCAACAATAATATCAAACAACAGCTAATACGCCATTTTACTGTCAATGAATTTACCTTGCATTCAGAGGCTCAGCAGGCGAATGGTCTTACGGTTCCATTGACCCATCTAGCCATTTTGAAACAAGCCGAAAGAGAACAGAGGCCCTATATCGTGATCGCCGAACCAGGTTTACAAATTTTAGATGACGAATTCGGCCCAAAAATGCAGAAAATGTTGAAGTGGTGTAGAGAAAATATGGGTTCTTGGGGCGTTTTTAACTTTGGTCCGAATACCGTTGATGGTGTATCGAAAGTAATATCGGGCGATCCTTTAGTTGTTCAATATGCTAAGGGTCATAGTACTAAATTGTGTGTTTATAATAGTTCGGTCTATCAAAAGATTTTGGGAACAGAAAAGATATATCAAAATTGTCAGGAATCCGGTAATTTCAACGAACAATTATTGGGATATGATAAAATTATTGGTCAACTTGGTTTGAAATTAGTGACCACTTGTCCGTTTCTAGTATGTGAAGGTTCACCTAATGGTATTATGTCATCATTACAAAGTATTCAAAAAATAGTTGATTTTGTAAGGGGGACACAGCCTGTCCCCCTAAACCCCCTCGACAAGTCATCTTAATATTATACATTTGGTCTATATATCATGATTAAAGCTTATTGAAATGTCAATGATTATTATCCAATCTAGGATAAAGCTTAGTTGGCATCTCAATAAACTTTAATTTCTTAATCCTTACTCATTAAACTTTAAGAGGCCTTGCCGAGGGGGTTTAGGGGGACAGGCTGTGTCCCCCTTTTAGAAAATTCAACAATACTATACTCGACATTTGGAAAACTTGAGCGTAATCTACCCTCCTTTGAGCAATATCACTAAAATCCGGTAATTGTGCTGTAAAATATGGAAAATGAGTGACCATCTTGAAACCTTGCATATTCATCATATGATCACTAGCAATTTGATGATATGGAAAGTTATTCGTATCTCTAGCCTTTTGATAAAGTGGTTCTAGAGCAATCATTTTATCATATGTAGTACGATTATAAATAATAAAATTACCAGTTTTACCATAACCATATTCAATTAAAAGTGGGTTAGTAGAGATCACTTGCTTGGGCTTTTGTAAGAAAGTTGGATTAAAGTTGATCAGATCCCAATTTTCCAAATTTTTATTCATCCACTCATAAATTTTCGGCCACTCATCATAAAATCTCTTGTTAGTTACGTAATTATCATCCTCCATCATAATCATATATGGCAAGTCTAACTCTTTAGCTTTTTTAATTAAAGCAATCTTACTTAAAGCACAAAAAAGACCACCAGGACGACCCTCTATTGCACTAAATCTTTCTAGTTCAAATGTTTCACCAAAATATTTATTAATACTTTCCCAACGATCAGTTCTATGTTCTAAATTAATAACATAGGCTTTAGGTTTCGCAGTTTCCTTTACTTTTTGTTCTAGTTGTTGAGCCATTACTATTTATATTATAGACTATATAAGTTTTTAATATAAAGTAATTTAGAACTTTCCGTCTAGATAAACTTTATAGAATATGACCCAAAATAATAATAGTAATTCGTCCAAATATTGGAAGGAGTTAGAACCCACTGACGTCAAATTTAGTAAGAATTTTGGCAAAATGAAATCCAAGGGCGGTAACAATCTTAACAATACCCCAGTCATCATCAACAATTTTAACCGATTAGAAACACTTCATAAACTAATTGAATGGTTAAAGCGATTTGGTCTTCATAATTACTATGTCATTGATAATAATAGTACTAATCCAGCTTTACTTAAATATTATCAATCATCGGGAGTTAGAGTCTTTACACTTGAAGAAAATTGTGGCCCATTTGCACTCTGGAAAACCAAAATCCGTGATCTTTTTTGCGAGGATTATTATATTTATACCGATAGTGACATTGTTCCAGTTGATGATTGTCCTAAGGATTTTCTTAAACAGTTTTACCAAATCCTAAAAAGTCGCATAGATATAGCTAAAGTTGGTTTCTCTCTAAAAACTGACGATCTCCCTGACCATTGTCCTTTCAAAAAACAGATCACCGAATTCGAAGGACAATTTACACAATCTGACCGCAAATCACCAGACGGAAATTATTATTTCGCACAAGTTTATACTACGTTTGCTCTTTATAAACCACATATGGGAGGTGGAATCAATTTACCTGCTGTTAGAACTTTGGCTCCAATGGAAGCCAGACATCTCCCATGGTATAGTGATCCAAAGAAATTCAGTGCTGAAGAAAGATTTTATTACTCACAAATCAAATATCTAACCCAATGGAATAATCTTTACCGTAAATTATTAACAGATCCAAATATTAATCCCCAATTACGTTTTAATGATGTCTTTGGACATCTCTATCAACTTAATGTTAATACTAACGATGAAAATAATGAGTGGCCACATGCCGAAAAAGGCTTAACTGGAACAGTTTTTAAAGGTAAATTTAAAGAATTATTACAAGATGCCAAAAAGAAAAGTTATCGTTCGATAGTGATTTTTAATGAAAAGACTGAATGTTTAGAAGGTATTCATGGGAAATTTGGGGAAGTCTATTCGGAAATACCAAAAGATTGGGAATTATTATATCTAGGAGTTGAAGTCGAAAGAGGGGACAACTTTAAATTAAAGAATAAGGCCGTTCCAACCAGTTGGAATTGTGTTGCTATTAAATACACCCAATATAACAAATTAATCTCAATTTGTGAGGAGAATCCTGGTTATTCGACCTTGCAATGTCTTGTTTCATTACAAGATACCGGTTCAGTTTATGTGTTACCATCTAATCTGGTTGAACATAGAGCCGAATTAGAACTAGAACTGGGAATTACTAAGATGATTAATAACAATAATGGTGCCAAAGAAATACTTTTTATGGGGGTCACTTTACCTGGGCAATTTAGACATTTTGTCAACCATTTGGCCAAACAAAAAGAAAATGGAGAGCTCAAATATCATCTGACCTTTTTGGGTCTGAATCTTGACGATGCTTTCTTGAAAGAACACCCAGAAATTACCCATTATCGTTTGGATCATGGTAAGGAAATCAATGGTAATGCTATGGAGCGCCTGTTTGAACCTGGAACCGATAAAACGGTCAGTTTCCATTTCATTGATAATTATCGCTATGCTATTGAGTATTATCACCATCTTTCAAGATTGCGTGACAAGGAAAAACTGTCACCAGATCTAATTATCTGTCACGAATTAAGTGGATTTAGTTATTTCTCCCGTTCTGTTTTCCCTCAAAGTCAATTACTCTTGCGTCGCGATATTTACCATTTACCAAGTTTAGGAACTAGTCAGTTACCCGAACAGGATTTGGCATTGAGTGGCGTTTCCCATAGACAACGAGAATTGCATTCCAAAATCCTCAATATCTTTGCTCTAGCCACCTCTTATCATAGCGATAAAAGTCTATGTGCCACTGAATTTGAACGCGACAGTTATCCAGAACCTTATCGAAGTCAGACTGAAGTGATTTTTGATGGAATTGATACCGATTTCTATACACCAGAATTTAGAGTAACACGTAACCCTTTTAAAAACTTGGAAGAAAGCAAATATATAGTATTTGCGACTAGATCATTGGAGCCTCTACGTGGTCTGGGTCAATTTTTGAGAGCAATTCCTTTTGTTTTAGATCGTTATCCTGATTTAAAAATAGTAATTGTTGGTAATCAAACTAAATGTCTATACGGAAGTGCTCCTAAGAGTGGTAAAACTTGGTTACAGACTTATTTAGATGAAGTTGAAATACCAAGAGAAAATATGGTCTGTTTGGAAATGTTACCTATTAACTATTTGACAGATCTCCGAAATAGAGCCTCTGTTAACGTTTATTTGACTTATGACTGGGTCCTCAGTTGGAGTCTTTTTGAAATGATGAGCCAAGGCTGTAAAATTGTCGCTAGTGCTACTCCACCAGTACAGGAAATTATGGAGGATAGAGTTACAGGACGACTAGTTGATATTAGTGCACCAGTTTTGATTGCTCAGGGTATTATTGAAGCATTAGAAAATCCAGAACAGTTTAGTGAATATGGACGACAGGCTAGAGAAAGGGTCGTTGAGAAATATGGAAAAGTGAAAATGGCTAAAAAGTTTGAAGAATTAGTTGAGACTTTAGGAGATATTTAGTAAATATTCGGGTTATACTCAACCGTTCAGGGATAATTTTTAATAGACCCTAGATGATAGTAGGGCATTAAAATGACTGGTCAAGAATTTTTGACCATTCTCTAAAATGACTAGTTTCTTATTCTCGTCAAAAATGACGAGAGCCTGACATATTTTTTCTGGTAACTTATCGGTTGAATTATCATAACACCGGTATATACAAATGAACTTAACAAATCCAGGTATATTTTGGAGTTTCATATTATTTACCTATAGTTTTATTATATTTGGCCATTTTGATTATGATTTCATTGTTTGTTTCTGGGTAACTTAGATATTTTTTAATAGTTGCTCTAATAACATGAGTATCATTTTTATATTGAAAAAGAGTATTGAGTTCGAGAGAATCAGGATCATCACAATTCACATAATATTTTCTTGTCTGTTGGATCTTGCATTTAAGTTTGCGAATTAGTTCCGCAGACATGATGTAAGGCGGGTATGACTTTACAATTATTTGTTGAGAAAATATGAGATGATCAGCATAGAAAAACTTATTCAAGTTTTTAATAGATATTATAGTAAATGACAACCCAGACATCACTTCGAAAGAACAGAAAGTATTCTATGGTGGAAAACGATAATGAATTGACACTGTATTCTGACCAATTCATCCGAGTTACTTCCAAGGGCATTTACCTTAAACGTTATTATACACCATTTGGTTGGACCAAATTTATACCGTTTCATAAGATAGAAAATATTAATTTTGAGCCAGTTAGTCTATGGAAATCCAAAATTAATGGAATGGGACTTTCCACTGTTTGGTGGGCAACTGATTGGAAACGGCCGTTTAACAAAGATAAACGCCGTTTTATGTCAATTACAGTTAAAGGTGAGTGTATCCGTAAAGGATTTTCCTGTGTTGATTCAGCTCATGTAATAAGTTTAGTACACAGACAAATCTATCGTGCCTCTCTAAAGATGTGATGTTGATATATATCTATGAATTAGATACCCAGCCAGCCAATTTACGATTATTACGTTTTAATCAAGAAGATTGATATAGATATTAATATGGTAAACATAAACGGAAAAATTTTAATTGATTATTTATATGTCTTTCTGAAAAACTATGTCTCAAATTGAACCCACTGCCATTGCCACACATCCCCAGAACACACGAGAATTGTTCGTTCCCGTTGAATATCAATTAACGTTTTTTGGAAAAGTTCCAGACCAATATGGCGATTTTATAAGTTGCTATTATTACAAAATAGCTGATAAAATTGAACCAGTACTATACTTTTGGGGTGTTACACCAAATATGGTAACTATTTTTCGATTCTGTTTGATCCTAATCGCTGTCTTTCTGATAGAAACAGGAAGAAATCAGGTTGCAGCCATATTGATATCTATATCATATTTTCTGGATTGTGTGGATGGTCATTATGCCAGAAAATATCAGATGGTTACGATCATGGGAGATTATTTAGATCATTTGGCTGATATTATTGGGTACACAATATTAACTTACATATTGATTAACAGACTATGGACTTACCCGATAATATTATTGGTCCAATTTTTCTTGACTATAACGACTACTTTACAAACCGCATGTGAAGAAAAATATGTTCATAGTTGGAGCGAGCAGCAATCAAGTCACAGTTTAAATCTGATTCAAAATTTTTGCAACCCAAAATACAATTTCTTGCTAAGTGAAAACCTAGAAACAAATTTGTTATTTTTAAAATATTTTGGGCCTGGTACTCTATTTTTATTCATTTCAATGATTGTTTTCTTTTATGCGTAATTGTGATATAGTTTGCTTTGTTTTCTCCCAAAAAATAATTTTTATTTTTGAAAGTATAAGTAAAATGCATCATCTAATAACAGTTGAATTTTGGAAACAACTGTTTGACTATTTACAAAAAAATGTTACCGAATCAACCGATCAACAAATTTACCCTTTAACTTTCGAACTAAAGAAATATCTTTATTATTTAGAGTCTTTCAATGTATTATCACATAAGAAAAAAACAGAATCTCCGCTTACCATCAATGGTTCCATGATTCTAGTGGATAAAAATAAATTGGGATACGGAACGGCTAATCATAATATTGACGGGATTATTTATTTTTATAAGAAACTTGGTGGGGAATCGAAAGAAGGAGATTTATTATTGGCGGTGTCCCCTGAATGGAAACATTTCCAGGTTTCTTATCAACTATTCCAGTTCAAAAATTGTACACCCATCGCTTTAACAAATATTAAAGTAATCAACATTCGTGAATGTATAGGCGAAACAGCTATTTTAGAAGGAGCTGGCAAGAACAATCTAGAGTTAATGAAAATACGTTTAGCACCGGAAATCAATTTCGAAAAAATATATTCACTTAAAGTGCTTATTATAGGATCGGGTACATTGGGATGCAATGTCGCAAGGGGTCTATTGTCATGGGGAGTTGAATATATAACTTTTATCGACAATGCCAAAGTTGGAGCCAGTAATTTACTAAGACAATCACTTTTCGAAAGCAGTGATTTAGGTAAGAATAAAGCACTTGCTGCTGCCGAAAGAATTGCTAATATTTTTCCACCGGCCAAATCAAAAGTAGTTGGACTAGAAATGACCATACCCATGCCAGATCATCCTGATACTTCTAATAATATTTGTGATGAAAGTGATAAGGTTTTGGATGATCTAATCAAGAATAGTGACATCATTTTTTTATGTACCGATAATAGGGAATCTCGATGGTTACCTAGTTTAATAGCCAACATTCATAATCGACCATTAATAAATTTGGCACTTGGTTTTGATAGTTATGTTGTGATGCGACATCCTCTCTCAGTTTTACATTATGAAGTAACCTTCCCAAAATTAGAACGTAAATTGGTCGAAGACGAAACAGGCCTCACTCATGGTAAATTTACTCACCAGGATCCAGATCAAACAACACTTGATTCTTGTTCCAAAAGAAACTTGGTTGTGCCTTCTGTTATGCCACCTCTTTTCCACTCCAGTTCCGCCTCAGTATTTACCAGTAGTAATGCTGAACCGACGAGTTTAGGGGGACATGGATTAAGTATTACTAGTATCGGAAAAATTGCGGTTGGTTCACATGAGATTGGTTCAAGTTACGGGTCAATAAGTTATTCTAGAGATCATTTACCTGATGTAAGCTTAGATGTCGAACAATTTGGATGTTATTTCTGTCCATCAGTTGAAGGTGTCAAAAATTCAGTTAAAGACCAAGCTCTCGATGAACGTTGCACAGTCACTAGAGGTGGTGCTAGTATGATAGCCAGTGCATTGGCAGTAGAATTAGCTATTGGATTAGTAACACACAAAAAAGGATTTTACGCATCTGGTGGTAAAAATTGCGAATTTGGTGCGGATGAATCACTTTTAAAGCTTAATCCACCACAACAAATACGTGGAAACTTAAAAGATTTCTCCAATCAACAATATCTCGTTCGACGCAATCCAAATTGTGTCTGTTGTAGCCGACAAATTACTCAATATTATGAAGATCCAAAGTCTCGTGCACGTTTTCTTCAAGGTGTATGCCAAGATAGTAGTTTGTTATTAAGTATTGTTGATGGTGATCAATTCGAATGTAGTTTAGATCATGGAAGTGTTATTTCTCTAGAATAGTCCAAAAATTAAGAAAACAAACTTTGATTTGCAAATTAAGAGACTAGTCAAAAAAAAATGTTGAAATAATAAATTATTTCTCGCAAAAAATGACCACCGATCCTATTACTCTGATTACTCGTGATCTTCAAGAAGTAATCGGTCTCTCCCAACTTAAAGAGATCGTTGGGAAAAGACCACTAAAAATATATTGGGGAACTGCCCCCACTGGCGAAATTCATTTGGGTTACATGGTTCCCCTTCTTAAAATCGGCGACTTTTTGAAAGCTGGTTGTCAAATCACTATTCTCTTAGCCGATTTACATGCCTTTTTGGATGCTATGAAATCAACAATGGAACAACTAACGGCCAGAACTCAATACTATGAAATTGTTATTCGAGAACTTCTTCATCTTATAGGTGTCGATACTACACAACTTAAATTTATACATGGTACCAGTTTCCAACTTGGATCAAAGTATACCACTGATATGTACAAATTCAATTCTATTATTTCTATGGGAACTGCCAAAAGCGCCGGTACAGATGTTGTAAAACAAAGTGAAAACCCAACTATGACTGGCCTTCTTTACCCAGTTTTACAATGCCTAGATGAAGAATATTTAGACACTGATTGTCAATTTGGAGGCGTAGATCAACGGAAAATTTTCGCTCTTGCCCGTGATTACTTACCAAAATTGGGTTATAAAAAGAGAATCCACTTAATGAATCCTATAGTTCCCGGTCTTTCTAAAGTTTCAGCAAGAATAACTGGTAATGATGGTAAACCACAAATAGAATTTGGAAAAATGTGTGCCAGTCAAAGTAATTCAAAAGTCAATGTTTTGGACACTCCTAAACAACTTAAGAAAAAAATAAGAGGTACCTACTGTCTAGAAGGCGATGCAGAAGATAATTCATTAATGATATTAATGAAACAAGTGGTTTTTCCGATTCTCGATTCCCAGAATAGAAAGTTTCTGATCCAACAACCAGAACAGTTTGGCGGTGAATGTTGGGAATATAAAAGTTTTGAAGAACTTAAGAGAGCTTTCGAAACCAAAGATCTTCATCCAACTGATTTTAAATTAGGAGTCTCTGATTTTTTGACAGACTTTTTCGAACCACTCAGAGAAAAATTTGATAAAGAACATTCAGAAATCTACAAAAAAGCTTATTCAAAGTAAACTTCCAATAAAGCAGGATATTCAATAACCATATAAGCGTCACTCTTGTTCTAAACAAATAGGCAAAATCCATATTCATTTATTATGGACCTAGTTAGAAGCCTAAAAACTTATTCGAAAGTAAATAATAAAAATACATATTACCATTTCTTTTTTCTGTCCTATTAAATATAACTAACCGTACCATCGAAAATGATGACTCTAGCCCAAATTGTTAAATACCTTCTTGAAGGTCTTGCTGTCGCTGTTGCTGCCTACTTTATTCCTCAACGCAAGAGTGATGTCATTGAAATTGTTGCCATCGGCTTTGCCGCCGCCGCCACTTTCATGCTTCTTGACCTTCTAGCCCCAACCGTCGGTGCCGGTGCCCGTCAAGGTGCTGGTTTCGGTATTGGTCTTAACCAGGTGGGCTGGCAAGCTGGTGGTGCTGAGGACACCGAAGATGAAGATGATACCACTGAATAAGAAAGAGAGGTAATTGTTTCTTATAAGCTGTTCTAATATATGTTTTTTAGTATCCTAAAATTTTCGTTTTGATATTAATAAAAGTACCTTAGAGTGTTATATTCCATAATAATTATAGGTAAAAAACGAAAATTTTAGAAAGAAAATGAGCGAAAAAGTTAAACGTTTAAGAACCGATACCGTCTATGATTATTATGGAATAGTTAAAAGTTTTTTATGGGATAACCCTATTGAAATAGATACAGGAGTTTATCTTGGTAATATTAGTCATAGTTTTTTTAACAGCTGTCTTGACAACTTTAATATCAAAGCTATTGTCAACGTCACTGGTGATACTCCCAATTATTATGACCCAGAAATCGAATATTTTAACATCCGTATCCCAGATATCAATGAAGCCTCCATTATTCACGATCTCGAAAATTGTTACTCATTTATTTCCAAAAATTTGGAATATGGTAATGTTTTAATTCATTGTGTTTTTGGGCGTTCTCGTAGTGTTGCTACATGTGTTTTTTATTTGATGAAAAAGTATGGTTTGAGTTTTGAGGAAGCTTATCAGAAAATAGAATGCCAAAAAAACATTGTTAATTTGAATTGTACTTTTGCTGATGAAATCAAAAACTATTTCGCCAAAACAATTACTGACTCACCAGAAAAAAAATCAGATCACGCCTGTTCGACATTACCTATTTATACTACCAATGACTGGCAATCAACAAGTAAACATACGGATCCAATTTAGCAAACATAAGTAAGGTGAAATCAAAATTATGAAGTTGAGATGTTCAGATTCTTTCTCATTTCGGCTCCATTATAAGAAAAACCTGATCGTTCATAGAAACTGGTTAATCCATCTTTGCAATTCAGAATCACTTTGTAACATCCATTGACTTCTGCAATTCCAACTAAATGATTTACCATTCTTTCACCATAACCTAAACCACGATTATCCGAGTCTACAACAATATCTTCAATATGACCAACCGTTCCGTTATTACGAATAAGTTTGTCCTCGATAATAATAGTCCCACTCGCCACAATTAAACTATTTTTTTCTATGACATATATGTGAATATTGCCAGCCATTTCTATTTTGGAATACTGTTCCATGAAACTTTGGAATCCTTTATCTTCTGTTGGACTTAGTAAATTTAAAAGTTCTGGGTAATTTCGAAAATAATCGCTTAAAACTAAACGTCTAAGTTCTATCTCACTCATTATATATTAATAAAAAATTTACAACTTTCTTCGAAAAGCAATTTTAATGAATTGCTCAAGTTCAGAAAAATTTGGATTGTTGGAAATAGTAATACGCCAAGAGCTAATCTTGGAAGAAAGATTAGCAAGAGACAATATATATAAAAATATAAGTAAAATATATCATCGAATTCATAAAACCTCAAATCCATTATCAAATACCGAAAAACCTGGATCAATTGAAACACGAATGGTTTGGATAGAGGATTGTAGTCCTAATTCGGAGTTTGATTCAAAACGGTCTGTACCGATGGGGATTCTAAAATCTAGAGACAGGCGAGATTCGAAGAAAACCGATCAAAGAAAAGTACGTCATGGTCTTATTATTCCTGGACATGAATATCAAGGCAATCGATGGACAAATCATTTGGTTACTATTTCCCGCTCTGTTTATTATAGAATTTTAGACGACTTTACTCTTGATGATTACCTCTTACGAAGAGAACAATGGCACCGAATTTTCTATAATACCCAGTTGGCATTTGAGCAATATCGTAGTCTGAGTTCTAAATATGGTCGCGATAGTAGTGACTCTATAAACTGGGTGAATACTCTAGAGTATTTAGAAACACACCCAAGCGAACAAGTCCAAGATCTTACACCTAAAACAAACAATACGAATTTTACTGAAAGTTTTTTCGAAGAAGATCAGTTTTTGGCATTAGAATATGACAAATGGGTAAATACTGAATCCTATAAGCCATTATGATATCATACGATTGATGAATCGAAATGAATAATTTCATACATATACATATGGTATCGTGCAAATTAGCGATTGTACTATCTGTTCTGACCAACTACTAGAAGTCATAGATATAGTCGTTTGTACCTGGTGTTTTAACTTTATTTGTAAAACTTGCTACAATAATCTAGATTGTTATTAGGGAATTTGTACCCTAACTTACAAAAATCAAAGTAATATAGATCATGTGATTGCGAAAATAATGATGAAGAGAGAGAGTTGAAGAGATGAGAGAGTTGAATTGAAAAGTTGAGAGAGTTGAGTTGAATCGAAGAGAGAGCGTTTGATTAGTTTTGAACTACTGATCTAATGCACTATAAGAGAGATAATTCGATTACGCTTCTCAGACTAATACGCGGCACTCACTTTTACAATTTTGGAAGTGACATAGTTGTGAGCGGAGCGAACTTGCTTGTAGAGCAATTAGAAAGTATTTAGGTCATTAATATACCCTAATTGGTCATTAATAAGCCATATCAAGGGGTTTAATGTGTCATATTAGGATAAGCTCACTTAGGAAATAGACAAAGAGAATTTTGGAAGTGACATAGTTGTGAGCGGAGCGAACTTGCTCGTAGAGCAATTAGAGAGTGAAATTGATTGTCAAGATATTTCTACATTCTAACATCAAGTAATGGCTCCAAATAGAACTTCTGTTATATTACTATATTATATGATGAACCCGTTAAGTAAAGCTTGAATTTGGATTGCGCGATCTAAAATTTAATTGTTATGTTAGTTTTAGTATAAAATAACAGTTAAATTCATGAAAGTGATTCGTAGAATATTGAATATATTCCATCGAAAGTTGTTCAAAGATAAACCAAAAGCCGTTTGTTATGATTTGCCATTTTTTACGGTATATGATCAATTAGAGGAAAGAGAAAATGAAGCTAGATACGGTATAGAAATAGAACAATGGGAGACTTTATGCCGATTGTTTTTTAACAACGATACTTTACCACTATTAAGTGTCAATTCTATTAAAGAAATGTTGTACAATGCACCCCACCAACAAGAATGTTTACTTTGTTTAGTTATTAACCATGGCAAGGGAACCCATTTTAAAAACGGTGACTCTTATTACACGATCTGTCGTTTATGTTTGGCTTATCTTGTTCAATCATTACGAAAACCAACTGACTGTTCAGATAAAGGTTATGAAGAATATCAAGAAGGTGACAATAACTATTGTCTCTATGTAAATTGTAGTTATTTGGCTCCTAATCATGAATTTTATTGTGTGAGACATCGATATAAAATTGATGACTTTTAAGATTAATATAAAGTTTTCCTTGTAGAATGTGCGTTGATTGTTTTCTTGATTATTTCCATAATCGAATTACACCTGATATTGATTCACAAATATTAGAAGCTATTATTACTGGAATATCGGAAGAAACTATTCCTTGTGAATCAAGTGATCATTTCGAAAACGTTTTGGGAACAGTGAAACTTCAATTATCTGAACTTGGATTCAGTGTATCCAATATCCCTATTGAAAATAATATCGGAAATAACACCGAACCAAATATCGATTATCTTTCTGGTGACAGAACAGATGATACTGACGATGATACTGTTTATAGTTGGACCACTGAAAGTTCGGATAACGTAGAAAGTGATAGTGGAAATAGTACTAATGGAGAAAGCGAAAATACGGATCCAAATAATACAAGTACAACAGAAGAAGGAGTGACTATTTTAGGAACACTTAGTATGTTAAATGGTCACCAGATAGTTTTGAGGGTTGCCCAAGAAACGGATAAAAAACTCGAGAATCCAGTCAAAGTTGCCAAAATGATTATTGGAACTGATAATAACGAAGAGGAAATAGTTGCAAGAGTATCAAAGGTTTGTTCCAGTTATCTTTTACCTTTATCCAGCAAAAAACGACATTGGTTCAATCAAGTTTTTAATGCTATTCCATTTTATCATCCTTATCGTTTAATTATTATTAAACAAGCATTAAAGATTTTAAATATGCCACCGTCTGAATTTTATAGAACTAAGGATCGTACTATTGAATTAACACAGGAAGCACTTCATCTTTCTAAATCAGACTGTATTGAGGCTTGTCAAATATGTGGAGAAAATCTCATTGATGTATGTCCTTCTTTTGATCTTTCCGGTAGTAAAGACACATGTTATTTATATTGTGGAGATCGATTTACTGGTGACTGTAAACATAATTTTTGTTATGCTTGTTATCGCCGGTTACAACTAACATATTTAGGTGATTATTGTCCAAGTTGTCGAGCTCCTATTAAACAAAAAAACCCTCTTCTGTTAAAAAGAAAAGTATGCAATATGCAACAAATGGTTTAAAAAATGATTAAAAAATTTTAGAGTATAACTATTTTTCATCTTTTATGTTTGTCAAGGGCTATTCTTATAATGATATTCTTTTAGTCCCACGATTTTCTGAAGTTCGTAGTCGTAGTAGAGTTAACTTAGAAAGCCATTTAACACCCAAAATCACCCTTAAAATGCCAATTATATCTAGTAACATGGACACTGTAACCGAAAGTGAAATGGCTATCACAATGGCTAAAAATGGTGGTTTGGGGATTATACATCGTTATTGTACTATTGAAGAACAAGTTGATATGGTTAAACGAGTCAAAAGGGCAACTAATTATATAGTTGAACATCCCTTTACTTGTAGTCCTGATACAACAGTCGAAGAAGCTAAAAAAATAATGAATGAAAATAAAATAGGCTGTCTTTTGGTAATTAGTTATGATAATACTAGTAACTCTGATTTATCCAAGGCGTTTTTAGTGGGAATTATGACTCGTCGTGACCTTCAAAAAGTTCTCCTTTTTAATGAATCTGATAGAGTGTCACTGACAGTAAACCAAATAATGCCAACAAATCTTTATAAATTTGATATAGATAAACATGGACTTAATAATGAATTAATGCTTAAAATATGTCTTGAACACGCTATTGAAAATTTACCATTAGTAAATAGCATCAATCAAATTAGAGGTCTGGTAACACTAAAAGATCTAATGAGTTTTCAAAATGGTGAGAGTATGAGTCTGCTAGATAGTAAAGGGCGTTTAATTTGTGGAGCCGCTATTGGTGTTCATGGTGATTACCAAGAACGCGCTGAAGCCTTAATTAATGCCGGTTGTGATATTCTATGTATTGATGTCGCACACGGCCATCACCTATTATGCGGTGATGCCGTTAAATTAGTGAAAGATCGGTTCCCTGATACCGAAATTATTGCTGGAAATGTAGCAACACCAGAAGGAGTTGAATATTTGGCAAAATGTGGTACAAATTCAGTTAAAATCGGTGTAGGTAATGGTGGTATTTGTATAACCAGAGGCCAAACCGGTTGTGGTTATCCGCAGTTTAGTGCTGTTTTGGAGTGTAGTCAAAAAGCAAGAGAATTAGGAATCTCGATTATTGCTGATGGTGGTCATAAAGGATCTTGTGGTAATCTAGTTAAAGCATTGGCGGCTGGAGCTAATGCTTGTATGTTAGGTGGAATGCTAGCCGGTACAAGTGAAAGTCCGGGTTTGACAGTGGTTAGAGACGGACAAAAGTGCAAAATTATTCGTGGAATGGCGGGACGCTTAGCTAATTTGAGTCGTCATGTCAAAACTCAAGACGATCGTGATCTAGTTAACATGACCCCTGAAGGTGTTGAAGGATATATACCATTTAAAGGAGAAGTTAGTGGAGTTTTAGAACAATTTAAAGGTGGTATTAGATCAGGGTTAAGTTATCAAGGGTGCCATCAAATTAACGAATTGCATGATTTATTAGCTAAAGGAGAATTAAAATTTGCGGTAATGACTAGTTCTGGTCGAGCCGAAAGTGGAAGTCATGGAATAACTCCACTATAACTAGCAAATTTCGCAAAAATAAAGTGACTTATCCTGAATAAAATTTACTTTGCAAGTTATTTGCCTTTTAGTATATAGATTATATTTAAATCCGTAAGATAATGGCTTCCGGTAAGACACCAACTAAGTGTTCCAAAGAATCTATTTTGATTCCAGAAACTGGAAAGTCTAATTTAGTACTATTTAATTGCGGACACATCGAACACCAAGAATGTTGGGAAGAAATAAGAAAACAAAATTTGACCCATTGTCCTTACACTAAACAACACCATTTTCCCATAATTATTGGATTAACTCGTATCGAAATTAAAGAAAATCGTCAGAAGGTATTGCAAGCCTTGGATACTTGGAAAAGAAATAAAATAGCCCAATTTCGCAAATATATTAATGGTGAATTAGGTGAAGATTACGAAAGGAGTCTGTATCATACTCTACAACCTTCATATACCCCCGAGCAAATATATAGTAAATATACCATTTTTTTCGATCAACCACATTATAAATTATTTATGAAATTAGGTTTGATCGAAGGTACTTTGAATTTAAAACAAATACTAAAATGGGCAATACACAATAACCAACCAGAAACAACCAAAGAGGTCGCCCAATATCTTACTTTAGCAGATACCATCGAACCTAATTTGACTCCTCTCTTACTTGCTAGTTTATATGGATATGACAAAGTTGCAAAAAATATAATTGATCTATTTCCTAATAAAATTTCAAATCCCAATGACTTTTACGCCCTTTTAAACACTATAACAATAGATGGTTTGAATGCACTTCACTATGCCAGTCGGGGACAACATTACGATCTTGCTAATATCCTAACTGATGAACAAATCAATGTTGATCGCCCTGACCGACTCGCCAAAAAAACTCCATTAGCGTATGCAATCGAAAGAGCCTGTTTAAGATTAGTCGCCCTCTATTTACACAATGGTGCTAACCCCAATGTTATCACTACAGTTAATACACAACCTAATATAACTCAATACACTTATCGAGATTTGGTAAACAAATATTTAAGGCAGTATCAGCCCTCACATATTATTAATTATGAAAATTTTTATTTAGCCTTTGATTATGTGTTGGAAAACCGATTTCATCTTCTGGATCGTCAACAAGATGAAAAATTAATACCGTTAGAAAGTACATTAAAGGATTCGTATTATTGTCAGGGATCGGTCCTTTCCATAGAAATATTGCAACAAATATCTGGAGAAAGTAATTTGACCGATCGAGAAGAATTATGTGAAGTGATGGAAACGATAGAAATCGATCCTCGATCCATCATTGAGCTTCTAAGTACAAAGAAGATTAATTGTCTTTATTGCCGAAGAGAATTTGAAAATGAAGATTATGATAAAATTTATACTACTGAGGATATGTTGGAATGTGGATTTTTTCATATCGATTGTCAGATTGATCGCTTTACTCTATGCGGAAATAGAGAATGCCAAAAATTAATAGTTGATGTCAGAAACCCAACACTTATCACTATTGAAGAAACCTTTTATCATACAACAAAATCAACAGAAATAGATGATCAAATCACCCAATTTTTAGACAATAGTTATAAAAAATCCCTTTAGGGATTTGAACCCAATTTCCGTAAAGGAAATTTTGTAAAATTTGGCCAACAGAATGTCTTAATTATACTTGTCCATTTTGCACAGAACGTTGGGATGAGAGTGATCGAAAAACCGTGAATTTTGATATCGAAAATGGTAAACGGATCCATTGTTTCCATTATGACGAATTCAAAAATTATGCACAGAGATTATTTCGTGAAAACAAGGACATTTTGAATCCTATTAATCGTGATATCATGCCACCTACTGAAATAATTAAAAAAATGCCAGAATTAGGATACTTAATTTAGCTCGTTTAACTAGAATTTGCTCTAAGTAACTTCTAGTTAATAATAATATAATGCTAAAAGTCAAGATAATATTATTAGGCGAAAGCAATGTTGGAAAGTCGAGTTTGATATCTCAATTCACTGACAAACAAAAACCATATAAATATAATTCCACGATTGGAGTTGATGTCAAAAGACGACGCTTGTCTCTCAAAAACCAAAAAAATCTAATAGTTGAAGTATGGGATACTGCAGGACAAGAAAAATTTCGCACGTTTATTGCACAGTATTATAGAAATGCTGATCGAGCACTTGTTATTTATGATATAAGTTCTAATAGTAGTTTTGACAAAATAGTGGAATGGTTTCAAGAGATCAAAAAATATAGTGATTTAAACCAGAAACAAATATTATTAGTGGGTAATAAATCTGATCTTAGTGAAATGCGAGAAGTTAGTTATGATCGAGCTAAAGAATTAGCCGATCGTTATGGAATTGAATTCCGTGAAGTTTCAGCTACAGATCATGATGATATAGTTCGACTATTCGAAGATTCGGTCGAATCGGCGGCATTACCAGATCCAGTTGTTACGACAAAGATAATAGGAGAGACTAATAATCAAAGAGGGCAGAGAACATGCTGTTTTTTATAAGATTTCTATAAATAAAATATGTCTAAATAATTATTAAAATTTCTGATACGAGTTATGAGGTCTGCGATCTGTGATTACAGTTTAAAAGAAGAGTTAGCGTATTCATTTAGGAACCTTAGTACTGAATTATTAAGGGCTTTGTCTGTTCCTATTAGGATATAACTAGATTAACTTGACTAACTTACTTGCGACCAAAAATTTTTTCTTGGCCGAATATCATAGTTAATAAGTGATAGTACCGACTATTTTTAGAAAGACATCTTTTTGACATCTTTTTGACATCTTTCTGACATCTTTTTGACGTTTTTTTGACTCTTACTAAAACTATGAAATTAGGTGATAATAGATACCTTATAGGTAAAGATAATTCGTAGATGATTAAATTTTGATATTCAAAGGGGGGTCTATTTTAAAAATCACTCACGAACAAATTTTTACTTGGCCGAATATTAGAGGAGAATTGTCTGATCGAATTTGAGAGAGTTAAATTGATTCGCTCGGACTCTGTCCAGATGCCGGTTACATAATTCTAAAGCTTTGGAAGCAATTGAGTTATAAGTATCGAGTACACTCTGTACCAACTTTGTTGGTGCGAAATCTGAGGAACACAGGTTAGTTGATATTTCATGTAAGAAATTGTGATGAGTTTGATCTGCAACTAAATTCTAGTACTCATCTTACCTATTTAGTGGCACAAATTTTTTTGACTGTAAAAAAGTGGGGTTTAGGTGGCAAAAAGTAAATTTTATTTTAGGTGTATTATTGGGTATATAAGGTAGATAATTTGGGCGTTATCACCGAAGTCTTATAGGTAATTCGAAATATAAAATAGAAAATTGGCTCGCTCTAAAATATAGTACTCTGTCCACCGACATATAAATGAATTGCCTATTTTAATGACATGATATAACAAAATGTATCTCGATAAATATCCTAAATGAATACATGCGAAACGAGAGAATAGAGTTAGTTAAATTTATCACTCACTCTCTAAAATTTTTAACTCACTCTCTAAAATTTTTAACTCACTCTCTAAAATTTTTAACTCACTCTCTAAA